AAAAAGTCCGGACGGTTATCGAAATTCCAAAAAGCGCATTTACTCCTAGGCTCTATAAATAGAAAATGGCACAATTAAAAAATCTTTATTCAGACTTAGACTTAACATTCAATCGTTTACCCGTAACGAATGATGTTGCTATGAGTTATGATGAACAGTCGGTTGTCCGTTCAGTTAGAAGTCTACTTTTGACTAATTTTTATGAAAGACCATTTCAACCCAATTTAGGTTCAAATTTGAATACTTTGTTATTTGAACCTGTAAATAATTTGACTGCTAGTATGTTGTCTGATGAAATTACAAATGTTATTAGAAATTATGAACCAAGAGCCAAAGTAAATGACATCAAGGTATCACCAAATGCTGACCAAAATTCATTTCTGGCAACAATTTCATTTTATGTAGGAAATAATACATCACCAACAGCGGTCAATCTGTTTCTCCAAAGGTCAAGATAATGTCATCCTCAAATACAAATATTAAAGTAACAGATTTGGACTTCAATAGTATCAAAACTAACTTTATTAATTATTTACAAACACAAGACACTTTTAAAGACTATAATTTTGATGGTTCTGCTTTATCTGTTCTTTTGGATGTTTTAGCATACAACACACAATACAATGCCTATTATTTAAATATGGTAGCCAATGAAATGTTTTTGGATTCAGCAATCCAAAGAAGTTCTGTTGTTTCTCAAGCTAAGGCACTAGACTATACACCAAAATCAGCCATTGCACCAACTTCTTTTATTAAATTTGTAGCAAATGGCATATCTACTGCCAACTTCACATTACCAAAATTCACAAACTTTCAATCTGGTGCCATCAACGGTGTCAATTATAACTTTGTAACTATAGATTCAACTACAGTTCCAGTTGTTGCTGGTACTGCCACGTTTGATAATATTGAATTGAAACAAGGTATTCCAACAACATTTTCATTTACTGTCAACAGTACTACGAATCCAAAATATACATTTCAATTACCTGATGCAAACATCGATACCTCAACACTTAAAGTTATCGTTCAAGAATCATCAACAAATACATCTTTTGAGATTTATAATTCATCAAGAGAATATTTAAATCTTGATTCAAAATCTCAAGTATATTTTGTAAATGAAGCACTCAATGGCAATTACGAAATTTCTTTTGGTGATGGTATTTTAGGTAAAAAATTAAAAGATAATAATGTTGTTATTACCAGTTATGTTTCAACACAAGGCTCGGCCTCTGCAGGTGCCAATACATATGTTTTGATGAGTAATTTAGGTGGATTCACAACATCTAGTATTACTCCTTTGTTGGCAGCTACACAAGGTGGTTCTAAAGAATCTATTGCTTCTATTAAATATCAAGCACCAAAAGCCTATGCAACTCAAGGTCGTGCTGTTTCTAAAGAAGACTATATTGCCATCATCCAAGGTAATCAATTAGGCATATCATTTGATGCTGTGAATGTATGGGGCGGTGAAAGCAATAGTACACCAGTTTATGGTCAAGTTTTTATTGCTCTCAAACCAACTGGTGGATACACATTAACGAATACACAGAAACAGAGATTGATACAAGATGTTATTAAACCAATCTCTGTATTGACTGTGGAACCAACTATTGTAGATCCAGATTATACTTATGTTAACATTACAACAAATGTGATGTATGATCCAAAGAAAACTACATTGACATCTAATGGTATTTCTAGTGTTGTTAAAACGGCAATCAATAACTTTACGGCCAAAACTCTTAACACATTCAATTCAACATTTTCAGCTTCTGATTTGATTCTTGCTATTCAAACGGCAGATAATTCAATTATAACAAATGAAGTATCTATCAATTTACAAAAGAAATTCTATCCAACTTTACAAACACCAACAACATATACATTCTATTTCAATGTGCCAATTAAAAAAGGTGCCTTCCTAAGTGGTATCAATAGTTTACCATCAATGCAGTATATAACATCAACCGCTATTATTGATGGTGTTTACTTAGAAGAATTTCCACAGGCAACTGAGGGTGTTGATTCAATTTCTATTATAAATCCAGGTTATGGATATCAATATGCACCGACGGTAACAATTATTGGTGATGGTACAGGCGCATCCGCAGAAGCAGTCATCAATACTGCTGGAGCACTCACGGCTATTAATGTAACAAATTCAGGAAACAATTACACGACTGCTTATGCAACCATCACAAGTAATGCAAATGATACACAAGGTAAACTTGGTGCTGCCACAGTTCAACTTAAAGGTCGTTATGGCACATTAGGTTTGTATTACATTGATGGCACTAATGGTAAAGTTATATTGGACAACAATATTGGAACAGTTGACTATACAAAAGGGATTATTACTTTAACTGCTTTTAATCCATATCAAGTTAATAATGACCTTGGCCAACTAACTCTTTCAGTTACTCCGACAACAACAATCGTGTCATCTACATACAATAGAATCATTACGGTAGATCCATACGATTCAAATGCTATCACAATTAACGTAACTGCTAAGACAACATGATAACTAGCGGCCACAAGACCTCACTATTAATACCATCACAACTTCCTGAATTTATTCGGGACGATCCTTCTTATGCCAATTTTGTGGCCTTTCTACAGGCATATTATGAATGGTTGGAACAAGATGGTAATGTAACTGATAGGTCCAAGAATCTTTTAAATTATAAAGATATTGATGCAACTACAACAGAATTCTTACAATACTTTACAAATGAATTCTTACCGTACTTTCCAAACGATGCTCTGATTAGTAAAGAGAAGGCAGTTAAGGTTGCTCGTCAACTATACCGTTCTAAAGGTACGCCTGCTTCTTATAAATTTTTGTTTAGAATATTGTATAATTCAGACTTTGATGTTTATTATACCAAAGATTCTGTGTTCAAAGCTTCTGATGGTAACTGGTACATACCAAAGAGTTTAAAACTCAATACAATAGATTCTCGTTTTTTAAATATCAATAACTATCGTTTGTTTGGTGAGACAACAAAGTCAATTGCTACAGTTGAAAACTCAGTCAAAGCTGGTAACAAAACAGAAGTATTCATATCAAACATTGAAAGACTTTTTCAGTCTGGTGAATATGTTCGTGTTGTAGATAATGCCAATCAAAACATATTGATTGGTGGTAAAATTCTTAGAGCAAAGATTGTTGGTCAAATCAGTTCAGTTAGAATAGACCAATACAATCGTGGTTTATTATATCAAACTGGTGATCCAGTTATCATTTATGGTGGACTTGAGACAGCCAATGGCCATGGTGCTATTGCCACAGTAGGTACAACAACTGCTGGTTCTATTCTTACATTAGATGTGATTAATCAAGGTTATGGTTATTCAGATAGTCCAAACACAGTTATTAATTTTACATATGCTCCTGGTGCTTCAGCAGTTGTTGGTTCTTTAAATCCAGCAGCCAATGGTGTGGCCAATATTGCTTATGTGCCTTTAGATTCTATTGCTTTAAAACAAAATTACACACTTGGTAATGGAAATTGGAATAGTACTTTTGGATCACCAGGTAATTATCATTTTGCCAATATTGCTAGTGCTAATGCAAACACAGTTTTGGCTGATGCCTTTTCGTTTTTAAATCTCACAACATATCCATTATCTTCCGTATTATTGGTTAATGGTGGCGGTGGTATTACAAGAACTCCATTAGTTATGGCCGATTCAAGATATTTGGATGACAATGACGAATACGGTGAGATTGCCTCTCTTGGCATTTTATCACCAATACAAATTACAACTGGTGGTGAAGGTTATCAAATCAATGACACGATTGTTTTTACAGGAGGTTCTGGTTACGGAGCTCAAGCTAAAGTTGCCAATGTAACAACTAATGGTGCTATCACAGCATTAACTTATACATCGGATGGATTTTATCCTTTAGGTGGTATGGGTTATAATCCAACATCTGTGCCTGTGGTAACTGTCAATTCGGCAAATATATTGGCATCTAACGCCAGTCTATTTGTACCAGGAATCTTAGGAACTGGTGCCACATTTGCTTTGACCACAGACCAAGCAGGTTCGATAAGCACCATCAATGTATTGGATCCAGGCGAAGATTACATATCAACACCAAGAGTATCATTGAAAGTGGAAGATATTGTTATAGCCAATGTGGTAGTGTCGAATTTCCCACAATTAGGAGATGTTGTTTATCAAGGTACAAGTGTCGAGGCAGCCACATATTCAGCAACCGTTAACAATGCTATATTGTTACAAGAGAATGGTGATCCAACACAAAGTCTATATAATCTAAGAGTTTTTGATTACAAGAGCACACCAGATCCAACTAAGCCTTTGAAGATTGACAAAGGTATCAATATGATAATGGCCAACACACAATATGATGCAAATTATAATTCAATTGGTGTTAGAATTTATGGTAATGGTTTAGCAAAGGCAAACGCTTCTTTCTTAAATGGTTTGGTGATAGGCCAAGGACAATACTTAGATAAAAAAGGACAACCAAGTTCTTTTAGTGTATTACAAAGCCAAATTTATAACAACTACACATATGTTATCACAGTTGAAAAAGAAATATCTAAGTATAGAGATATACTATTGAATTTACTACATCCATCAGGTATGCAAATGTTAGGTCGATATTCTTTGAAATCAACAGCTAACTTTAATCCCACAGGTGAATCTAGTTTTACACAATTATAAAATACAGATAAATAAAAACTATGGCTACTAAAAATCTTCTCACCAACGCAGCGGCAGTATCATCAGTAGAACAGGTGTATTTTTCACCTGTTGCTGTCATACCGCCATACTATGACGTTCCACTATCATCAATCTATTGTTTTTTAGCCAAAGTTGATCCTTGGGCGGATGAAAATGATCCGCCAGCACCAACTCAAGATCAAAAGTATTTAAAAAGTGTTCATAAGAACATGTTTGTAGCCAAACAAATAACAGCAAACGATATTTCTCCTGTTATAAAAAGAATAGATTGGACAACAGGAACAATTTATGATATCTATTTGGATAGAGTAAATATGTTTGAATTAAATACTGATGGTTCATTAGTTAGAAATTTTTATGTTAAAAATTCTTATGACCAAGTGTTTAAGTGTTTATGGAATCATGATGGAACTCCATCAACCGTAGAGCCATATTTTGAACCAGGAAGTTATGGTACAAATAATATTTTTCAAAGTAATGACAATTACAAATGGAAATACATGTACACAATTGACACAGGAACAAAACAAGCTTTTATGGATGTTAATTGGATGCCTGTGCCTGTTGGTGCCAATACACCAAATCCATTACTAAGTACAGCTGGTGCTGGAGACATAGAAGTTATCAACGTACTTGATGGTGGGTCTGGATACGATGAAGCTAATGCTGTCGTTTCAGTTGTTATTACTGGTGATGGAACAGGTGCTGCAGCTACAGCTAATGTAGTTAGTGGTTCAATTGCAGATGTTATTGTTACAAATCCCGGAAAAGATTATACATACTCATACATTTCTATTGTTTCTTCTTTAGGATCAAATGCTTCAGTTTTTGGTCCTACTTCACCTATTGGTGGACATAGCTTTGATCCAGTTTCGGAGTTAGGATGTTCACATGTTATGTTCTCGGTTCAATTTAATGGTTCAGAAGGTGGAATAATACCCACAGACATTACATATCATCAACTGGGTATTTTAATTAATCCAACAACAAAACAATTATCACCTCAACCAGCCAACGGAACTATCTATAAAACTTCTACTGATGTGGTAGTTGCTCCAGGTTTTGGAACATACAACTATGATGAAATTGTGTATCAAGGAGATACCAATAACCCAACGTTCACAGGAACAATTTTAAGTTTTGATCCAGCAAGCAATGTAATTAGACTGATAAATACAAAAGGAACAGTAACAACTAATGCTCCAATATATGGACGAACATCATTAACTACAAGAACTGTATTGACCTATAGTCTTCCAAACTTTGTATTATTTTCTGGATACCTCTCATATATAGAGAATAGAACTGGTATTACAAGAAGTGTGGATGGAATAGAACAGTTTAAACTTGTATTAGGATACTAAAAGGAAAAAAATGGCTCTGGACTTTAACGTTGACCCTTATTATGACGACTTTGACTCAACAAAGAATTTTTATCGTGTTCTTTTTAAGCCTGGTGTTGCCGTTCAAGCTAGAGAGTTAACACAATCACAAACAATTTTACAAGACCAAGTTTCTAAATTTGGCCTTGGTGTTTTTAATGATGGTTCAAAAGTAACTGGTGCTAATATAACAGTTGATGCAAACATCATTACTTGTAAATTAACTTCTGATATCGCAACAACAATTTCAAGTCTTGTTGGACTTTACGCTGTTGGTCAAACATCTAAGTTTATTTCTAAAGTTAATAGTGTAGATTCAACAAACTATTATATCAAAACTAAACCAGTTAATATTGCCAACGGAAAAGCTTTCTCTTCGGATGAAACAATTAATTTTTATACATCTAAAGTTGCAGCTCTTACTTCGTTGAACACTACACTTGCACCAGCATATGTTGCAACAGCAAAAACAGAAACAACACTTACTCGTACCGTTTCAGGCATATATTTAAATAATGAATTGACTATCACAACAGGTGGTATTAGTGTTGGTGATTCAATCAATATTTCTTCAATCAATTTCAATGCAATTGTTACCTCTATTGTAAATACTACAACTCTTATGATGAATAAAACATTACCACAAACCGTGAGTAATGTTTCTGCCACAATTAAAAATAAAATATCAGTATCAGCGTTAGAGGTAAGCCTTGATAATGGCGTTTGGTTTACAAATGGTTTATTTGTGGCCAACTATGCAGATTCTATTGTACCAGATGCATTAAATGTATATCCATCTGTGGTTGTGGGTTTTGAAGTTGCTGAGTCTCATGTTGATTCATATTCAGATCCATCTTTATTGGATCCTGCCATTGGTGCTTCTAACTATCAAGCTCCAGGTGCCGATAGATATAAAGTATCTTTGAGATTGGTTACCAAACCATACATCAACAATCAAGAAGTAACAAGCCTAACAAGTGCCAAGTTTATTGAATTGGTCCGTATCAATGCTGGTGTTATTGAAAATATTAATAACACACCTACATTCTCCGATATATCTGCAGCCATTGCTACTGCCGTATCGGATACATCTGGTGATTTCATTGTAAATCCATTCAGTTTGATGATTGGTAGTACAACAAGTTCAGCTGATAATTTAAGTGCTTCTATCTCTGCTGGTAAAGCTTATATTGGTGGTTACCCAGTACAACATATATCTCAAACACCATATCTGTTGGAGAAAGCTAGAGATAAAAGTTATCTTTT